ATGAGCCACAATGCTGCAATTACGAAGTGCCATCATGGCATACATCAAAATATCACGGGAGATTGCCTGAACAATATTTTCTACAAATTTAGGGCCATAACTTTCAATACGCTCCCATTTCTTTGTTCCTCCTACACCTTCGTAAGTCACGGACTCACCACCGAAGATATTTTCGCCGATACGAGGTTTTACATAGGCAAGATGTCTGCCGGAAGGGAGAACAATAAATAGCATTCCGCTCATGCAATGAAACTCGATGTTATTAGTTTTCTGTGACTTGTTTTCCTTAATACACTTCTTAACAACACGGTCCACATCCCACCAGAACTTTACGATGTTTGGATTGGATGCCCTCCAGGCATTTACAAGGGGTTTCAATTCTTCCTCTGCAAGTCCCATCTCCAATGCACCCATAGCCTTTAATGCACCGACTGATCCACCATATCCAAGTGCTAATTCTGCTATTTTTCCTTTTTGCCTTAGATGACCGTTCACACCATGCTTTTCAACAGGAACTTTAAACATCTGAGATGCAGATGCACAATAAATATCACCACCGCTTGCGAATACTTCGGTTCGCCACTCTTCACCTGCAAGCCATGAAAGCACACGAGCCTCAATTGCAGAAAAGTCTGCAACAATAAACTTATTGCCGTCCTTTGGCACAAAGGCTGTGCGGATAAGCTGTGAGAGGGTGTCCGGTATATCTTCATAGAGCATTTCAAGAGTTTCATAATCACCACTTTTTACTATGCCTCGTGCCTCTTTTAAATCCGGCATATGATTTTGAGGCAGGTTCTGTAATTGCACGATTTTTGAACTGAAGCGTCCTGTCCGATTGGCACCCAGGAAAGTAAACATCCCACGAATCCTATCATCGTGGCAGACGGCATTCTCCATAGCCGTATATTTCTTTACAGATGATTTTGCGAGCTGTTGACGGAGGGAAAGAACCTTATTCAGTTCGCCATCTGTTTCCTTAAGCTTCTCCGCAACAGCCTTTTTGCCTAGCGTCTCCATCTCGATGCCGTTATCCGAAAGCCAAGACTTCATCTGTACCACGCTGTTAGGATTATCAAGATTCGTAAGTTCCTGCATGGAGGATGTAAGGCTTTTGCGAGATACTTCATCCATTGAAATGGCCTGTTTTACGAAAGGCATATCAACACGAATGCCTCTGTCATTGATTTCTTCGCTTAGGTGATATTCTTCCCAGATGGAATCCGGCACGGGGAATTTAATCAGTTTCTGCTCAATTTGCATTTCAACTTCGACATCTCGGATGTTATAGAACCTGAAACGCTCCCACTTTTCTGGAGCATCAGATGGTAAATTTCTTGTGCGGTTTCCGTTTACCTTTGTCGGATTGCATGGAACACAGAAGTATCGAATCAGGTCTTTACCCTCCGTCAGCTTCTGCTTTTCAAGACCAAGAACGGCACCCAAACCTTCCAAGGAAAGGGGAAGTCCCATATATGCCGCCCAAGTCATCGTGCATCTCCAGGATTTCGGGGCAAGATACTCGCCAACAGGATATCCGAGAAAACGAGATAGGCATACACGTTCAAATGAGCTGTTATGGGCATATTTAATAACCTCATCATCTTCCAAAGCAGAAAGGATGTCCGGTGGTATCTTTTCGCCACAGGCAAGGTCGATTATTTTCACCTCACTGCCGTCTACAGAGTAGCTGAATAGCAGAATTTCAAAATCTGGCGATTCACAGTAGTGATAGACACCACACTTTGCCAGATTGATGCTACTGTATGTTTCAATATCACAATGCAGTGTTTTTATTCCAGCCATGCGTATCTATCTCCATTCTTGATTTTGCTTATAGCCTGATGGCCTACACCATATAATTCACCAAGCCGTGTACAGGTAAACCCGCAGAATATGCCAAAGCGTATCCCTTCAACATCTTCCGTAGTAAGTTTCTTCCACGCCTTGCCTTGACGATAAACGTCATAAATGTTTTCTGTCTGTGAATCATAGCGAAGGTTCTCCAGACGGTTATCTTTTGGATTCCCGTTTGCATGAAGCACATACATACCATCTCTTTCGCCTACAAAAGCAGCCATAATCAAATGATGAACCGCAAAGGTATGCCTTGGGTCATTTAGGATAACCATAAGGTAATTACCTCGAACTCCGGGGCGAAGTATTCTTTCTCTTGATAAATAATCAAACTCTCCGTTCTGATTGCTGCTATGAATTACACGCTCCAGGCTTTTGATTCTGCCCTCACTGCTTGCCTGATACTTACCCTCATAGCCGGGTATATCTTTCCAGATTTCTTTCATGATGCACCTCCATTCCTAAAAGAAAAAAGGTGGCAGAGGGAAAGCCTCCACCACCGCAATGTCATCGTTCCTTTTAGGCAAGGAAGTCATCATCTACAAGAGTAGTAAAATCATCTGCTGCAGAGGTCTTTCCACCGAGAGGCTCGCCATCCTTAATTTTTTGAATGTTCCCAAGACCACAAGCTACACCCTTATTGCCGTTGGAGTTGAAAGCATAGAAGTTAAGAGAAACTCTACCGTAACAACCACTGTACACTTCACTGCGGTCCATAATAGGTTTAACTCTTTTGTCTACAATCTGGGGAGCGGTTATGCTGTTGGCATTGATAAAGTAATGCCCTTTATATGCCTCATCGTCACGCTCTACATCGCCGTCACGGAGCGGAAGTTTGATGGTAGCTTTATTTGGTTTCTTACCACCAAACTTTGCAATGCCTTCTTCAATAGCTGCATCGATAGCAGCGTTTACTGCATCTATGGTTTCCTTATCATCCTTTGGAATGAGAACGGACACACTGTATTTCTCAGCACCGCCGTTAATAGATACCGGCTCCCATCCGTGGAAATAAGAGAGCCTTGTGTTTACGCCTGTGATAACCTTAGTTTTATTAGTGTTATTTGCCATAATATTTAATCCTCCATAATTTCGTTAAATTCGTTTTTTGCATCTGCTACGTTCATAGCCGGTCTTTTATCTGAGTTGGGAGCAAGAGTCGGCTTGCCCGGTAGTTTATAAATGAGGTCACCGAGTATTTCCTCGAATTTGGTTTTACCCATCAGTTTCTGCATCTCTGTCATAGGGATGAGGCTCTTACGATAAATGTCTTTAAATCCGCTTGCCACAGCTTTTTCTGCGATGGCATCTTCATCTTTGTATTTACGAACAGAGCGACCTTCCACAACCTTAAAACCGTTCCACTCTTTGCCGTGATTCACAGCGGCGTCTGTGGCGTAGGCAGTTATTTCATTTGCCCATTTAGTAAGGTCGGGGAGAATGAACAGAATCTCCTCTATCTCGTTATCAGTAAGTAACGGTGGCATCTTAAACTCTGTCTGGGCAAGTTTCAGCTTTTCCTCGGCTCTTGCACGGCATCTGACTGCAGCTTTGCAGAAAGTACACCATTCACCTGGTATATATTCACCCTCGCCGTTATAGGCTTTTACTGCCTTTGGCTTAAGTTCCTCTTCTGCCCAACATTTAAGCTCCTCTACCGGTACAGTCCATGTGCTGACATTCTCTCTTCTTGGCTGGAAAATTGTCATTGATACTTCGTTGATATCATAAAGGCTGTCATAGATTTCAAGAGCACCTAAGGCATACAGTTTCATCTGTGGATTGTCCACTGCATCTACAAGCACACCCATCCCGTATTTGAAATCCACGATATGAAGTCTGTAATCTGATATAATCACGCAATCTCCTGTACCAAAGCCGTCTGGCACATAACAGGAAAAATCAAGGCGCTGTTCGATAAGGACGATAGGATCATTGCAGGACTTTCTTGCAAGTTCCACCTGTTCCATAATGAAATCAACATAGGCATCCGTGCATTCTTCCATCTCATCTGAGTCATAGTTTGATACGGGACGCTTGCTCCTTATATGGAGTGCCTTTTTCAGTTTGTGTTCCGAGAGTGCATGTGCCGCTGTTCCTTCTTCTGCCGCAGTACCGCTCGTATCTTCAAACTCAAGTTCAAGCCTTGCTGATGGTAAACAATGAAGCCATCTGTGCGAAGATGATGCAGATAGTATTGCGTGATTACCCATTGCCAAGAACCTCCGCATCTTTCAAGATGTCGGCATAGTAAGCCTTGTCAACAGCACTTAACTTGTCGACACCATACTTCCCAATGATTTCTCGCACTTCAGCGGTAAATCCAAGCTGGCTCTTTTCAGCAAGCACCATACGCACTTTTTCAAGTGGAATGTCAGGCTCTTTTGCTGTTTCTGTCTTTGTGGCAGGCACTTCTTTAGGAGCAGAATCACTTTCTGTCATCGCATCACAAACCGCCTGTATGCTGTCTGCAAGACTTCGCATATCATTTGCCACATCAAGCAGTAACTTTACTTTGCTCAAGGTCATTTCCTCCTTTCGTAGTCTCACAGATAGCGAGTTCCTCGACACTATCTCCGGGAATTAAAATGGTTACACGTTGTTTATCTCCAAGGAGGAAACGTAGGAGACGCTCCCTCATGGTGACATTACGACAAGTAACGATTCCGCCTGTCTGTGGCTCTTTTGAAACACTGATTTTAAGGTTGTGTTTCATGTCCTTCACCTCTTTCTGAAGGCGTTTTAATTTGTTGCCCTCTACCTGGTAGCCATGGGAGGAAAGGAAATCTGACGGTTTAAAAAAAAAATAATGCCCTCGGAAGTTTTTTGACCTCCAAGGGCATCTTGCTTAATTAGGAATTTTCAATTTCTGTCCGGTATAGATGATATTAGTTGTAAGACCATTGAGTGTCTTAATCTCCCTATATCTTTCACTATTACCAATTTGCTCTTTCGCAATTTTCCAAAGGGAATCGCCTTTAACTACGGTGTATACGTGATAAGACGGTGCAGCTTTTCCTGAGTATATTAATTTTCCATCATCATTAAAAACATTATATCCAGGGTTTGCATCCACACATTTCTTGGCATTTTCAAAATCGTGAAAAGCTCCCTTCTGAGAATTTGGTTCTTGCCATTCTTTTCTTACCCTATACCAGAACGTTGCTTGATTAAGTGTATTTTTCTCATCATTAGTGCAGCTAATTGCTGCTTTAACATCATTACGAAATGTATCCATACTTTTGCCATGCTTCGGAAACCAGTGCATGACATCGCTGTGGTTGGAGGCAATGCCCTGCTTATAACCTTCACTATGGCATATGATATCTTTTTCAGTCAGACCATACCCCCTACAAAGAAATACACATAGCTCCACTGCCTCTTTATAAACGGCAGAAAAATACGAGGCATCGGATAAACCGTCCTCGCAAATCTCAAAGCCTATATGGGTATTGTTTGCACTGCC